CGGCGTCGGCCAAGGTCTTGGGCGGCGGCGAGGAGGGTTTCCTGTGAAAGGGTGGCGATCGCCTTGTCATGGGCGATGGCCTCCGCAGATTGAAGTCGGGCGAGGTGGTCGAGTCCGGTCATGCAGTTTTCCGTGCGGTGTTGTTGGCGAGGTGCGTCTGGAGGTTCTGGAGGGTCACGCCATTGGAACGGGGACCCATCGAAGTGATGGGGAGGCGGCGACCGGCCTGCTTCCCGGAGAGTCCAATCATCGGGCCCACGACGTTGAGCGGCAGGACGATCAGGCCGGCAAAGCATCCGCCCAGTTCGGCGCGGAGCTCGGAGACGATCCGCTCGGCGGCAAGCTGGCGGACGGCGTCTCGATCTTCTGGAGAAAGCTGCATGGCGTCAGAGGAGTTCGATTCCGTTTGTCCAGTAGTCGCAGGCGGACCATTCCATGCCGCAAGTGATCAGGACCTTGGGCGACTGATTGAGGGCGTCGGTTTGCCCGATGACGTATTTCGGGAACTGGAATCGAGTTTGAATCAGGTAAAGGAACTGGCCTGGAGTGGTCGGGTGTGGCTTGAGGTCCATGACCCGAAAAACGTCTGGCTGGCCGGCGATCCGGTGGCGGAGGTCGAGGAAGGTCTCGGTCAGCGGATTGCTACCGCCGGAAAGGCGGAAGTCTTCAGCGGCGGAGGTTGGAAGGCCGGGCATGGGGAGCTCGGGGTCGTGGATTGCGTGCATAGTGGTTGTGTGTGGAGATAGAGTTCAGGAGACAGAGGAGAGGGTGTTGTCTTGCTTGGCCCCCTCGGCGTTGATGATCCGCTTGGCCATCTCATCAACGAGCTGGCCAAGAAGGCCCGACATGCTGACTCCCCGCCGCATCGCCTCACGGCGCAGGCCGGTCATGTGCTCTTCAGAGAGGTCTCGGAGATCGACGGCCGAAAGCCGGTCGTAGGGGATGCGTTCGCTTGGCATGTGCGAGGACTATTGTGGAAGCCTGACACTCCGTCAATGGAAAACTGACACTTTGGGATAAAAAAGATGGAAGTTTGACACAACCCATGTCAGCGTCAGCTCATGATCCCGTTTGAGGAAATCGACAAATGCTTGGAGCGCCTCGGAAAAACACGGGGATGGCTGGCGGAAGCATCCGGAAGATCCGGACAATCCATCCGTGCGGCTCTCGCGCCCAATGCGCCAACGGCAAAGCGTTCCGCGCTCATTCAAAAAGCCCTAACCCAAGCGATCGAGCGCGAGGAAGCTGCTCAGGCCATGGCGGAACAGCCCCTGGCGGACGGATTCCAGCGCCTATTTATGACCGACGCGCAAATCAGTCGGGCGGACATGGCCAGCAGGATCATCGGATCCCCCAGCCTGATTGACTTCTGCAAGGAAGCCATCGAGTTCCGCGCGAATGAAATCGTGAATTTCAACCGTGACCCTCTTGATGGTCTGTCTCCCTTGAAGGTAGTAGAGGAACCGGCACTAGGAAAGTCGTTCCGTTCTGGCCAAGCATAAGCTCGGGAGGATGAGCATCTAACAGAAGCGGAAGATCCCTAACAGAAAAAAATTAATGCTTTGGTTCATTATTTTTTATGGATCGCATCATCATCATCCCGAGTCCTTCGAAGAAGTTGAGGGCTACGATGAGGCCGAGTCCGAAGATTAGACCCTTGAGTATTCCTGCGATACAGCAAAACAGGACCAGCAAGCAAATTGCTCTTAGAATTGGGACGAATCCGACTGCAAATCCTATGATGTAAATTGGAACCCGGAAGACGAGGATGATGTCGTTTTCCTTGGCATAGGCGTTAAGAAGAGCGGCGAGAGCTAATGAATAGATCCAAGAAAATCCAATGCCTAGCCAAGTTTTCATGATTGCCGATCGATAGCTATTCCCGTGAAAAAGTCTACTAAATCAAGTTTTCGGGTCAGTCGAGGAACTTCCTCGTTGACGGTGTATCGTTGGAAGCACCCGGCGACGGGTCGGAATTGCTGGCGTTTTGCCTGGCTGGATGGCGAGCGGTGGCGGTACGTCACCCGGAAGACCAAGGACGCGGCCGACGTGGCCGCCCAGGACATTCTCAACGAACAGGCGGAAGGATTGGTCTGGAGCACCCTGCGGCCTGCGCGGCGGCGGTTTCTGGAGGAAGTCCACCGGAAATGCCCAGAGGTCGAGGAGGCCGCGCTGTTGGCGTTTCTGGAAGCTCGGTCGAAGAGCGGGGAAATCAGCGGCGCACTGGATCGTTTTTGCGAGTGGCAGGAGTCGACCGCCGGGGAGGTGACTCCATGGGTGCGCCAGGTGAAGGCCATCGCCAAGCGGGTCGGTTCCCATTTCAAAGGGCAGGCGGTGGTGGACGTCCACCTGGACGACCTCCGGGCGTGGTGGGATGCGGATGTCGGCGACAAGTCGCCGAAGACTCGGCAAAGCTTGCGCTCGGTGCTGGTGACGATCTGGAACTGGCTGCAGCGCGAGGGCTTGGTCGGTTACGATCCGGTCACGGTGGCGGAACGCTTGCCTCTGGTGGCGACAAGTCACGGCGAGCGGCGCGTGCTGGAATCTACTGAGTTGCTGGCGATCCTGCGCGAGGTCGGCATCGAGTGGCGCCCTTGGGTCGTGTTGGGTGCCTTTGCGGGTCTCCGCCCGGAGGAGATTGCGCCGATGCCCACCAGCAAGAAGAAAGGCAAGCGGGGTCTTCATGCTCAGGAAATCGATTGGAAATTCAAGACGATCAATGTCCCGTCGGAAGTCTCGAAGGTCGGCCTGCCGCGTCATGTCCCGATGTCGGAGGCCTGTATGGAATGGCTCCGCTGGGCCGGAATCACGGAAGACACGATCGGCCCAGTGTGCCCGAGGAATCCAACGCGGTGGGAAGAAACGGCGAGACTTGGCCGGGTGCTCTTTGATGGGAAGTGGCCGCAAGACGTTTTGCGGCACTCCTACGGGTCTTTCCGGAATGCGGTGCTGCGGAACCTTCCCCAGGTGGCGGAGGAAATGGGAACCTCGGTCGCCATGCTGAACCGTCACTATCACAATCCCCGCCCGGAGGAGTTGGGCAAAGAATGGTTTAGCCTTTGTCCCTCCATGATCCGAAATGATCCGATGAAAGGGAGTTTCGGTAAAGGAAACTAAGAAGCTTCATCAAGACGGATCCTTGTAGAATGAAGGGCAATGTCCACTAACTAGCGTTCAAGCGGACAAGTTCAAACGAACATTTGCAGATTCGAACCCTGCAGCGCGCACCATTGGAATCAATGATTCGGGGTTGTTGTTCCGAATTTGTTCCGATCATTTGAGGGTTTGGGGCTGTTCGGAAATGTACCTGCTCCAGTGGTTCAGGGAATGGGGAGGTGGAAGGTGCATTCTCCGCAGAAGTCGGCGGCGAGGGATTCGAAGCGGGGAAGCTCGGTGGGGAGTTTGGAGAAGGCGCTGTCGTCGGAAAGTGTTCGATTGTTGGGTACGGCGGCGAACCATCCGGCGGCGACTTGGAGGACGTGGAGTTGCTTGTGTTGCTCGAAGCAATCGGCCAGGGCATTTCCTGAGAAGTCGACGGTGAAGAGGTATCGACTTTCGAGACGGTTGGGGAATTCTGTGGAATGGTGATTGAGGAGCCAGGCGCGGGAGTTTTTGAGGAGAGCGAAGGCGTGAATGGCAAAGTGTTCGCTGAACGTGTCCCAGGGCTGGGTGAGGTCAGCGGGCGGTTGGCCGCAGGGTTTCCAGCAAAGGGCCTGGATGGGTAGGCAGAACATGGCTCCGCCGTGGGTGGCGTCTTCGAAGCGGACTTGGAATTGCAGGGAGTGGCCTTCCTGGCAGCGGATGCCGAGGATGTGGGCGGAGAGGAATTCCCCCTGTCCACTTTGGAAGTTCTGGGTGAACTCTTTTCGGACCAGACAAGGGATAAGGATCGGGAGGTCGGCGAGGATGTCAGGCATGGTCAGGGATTGGCGCGGCGGTGGGCTTCCTCGATGGCTTTGGTCTGTTCGGTCAGTTTGTTGGCAAACGATTCAATGCACCGGGTATTGTCCCGGTAGGCGTCCATGAGCTGGCTTCGGTCGGTGCGCATGTCGGCGTAGATCGTGATGATGCCATAACAAAAGACGGCGGCGACGATGAGGCCGACACCGAAGCGGGCGACGGCCCAGACAATGAGGCCTTGCCAAGTGTTAGGGATCACGATTTCCGATGGGGTGTCGGCGACGGCGATGGAGTGGAGTTCGTCTTTGCTCATGGGATCAGAGGGAAAGGAAGGAGCGGATTCCGGCGGCGTAGGATTCGGCGAGGGCTTGGCGTCCGGCTTCGCTGTTGTAGAGTGCCCACTCGTCGGGGTTGGAACCGAAGAAGGGCTCGCAGATCACGGCGGGGCAGGGAGTTTCTTTGAGAAACTGGAAGCCACGGCCACCAGGGGCGATGGGCGAGACTCCTCGGGAGACGTTGCCGGCGAAGCGGCCACGGTGGGCGGCGAGCATGGCGGCGGCGAGGGCGGCGCCGCGGTGGCTGTCTTCGTGGTGGAGGTATTCGAAGCCTTGGGCCTTGGGGGTGTCGGCGCTGTTGAAGTGGAGCTCGAGGGCGAGGGTGGCACCCTTGGCCTTTAGGGAAGCTCCCAGCCATTTCTGAGCGGCGGTGTAGCCGTTGCCTTCGTAGCGGGTGATGACTTCGATTGGGAGGTCTTCGAGAAGTGATTCAAGGATCTGGCCGATGTCGGTGTTGAAGGTGTGCTCGGTGACGTGGCCGACTGAGACGGCTCCGGAGTCGCCGGAACGGGAGTGGCCGATGCAGATGGCGATCATGGTGGGGGAAGGTCGTCGTGCTCAGGGCAGTGGATCAGGTCCCATAGCAGGTAGAGGCAGATCCATAGCCACTGGAGGATGGTCTTCACTTGTCTGGGTGAATGATGGCGTAGGTGCCGGCGACTACTTCAACAAGCGGAGCGGTGGCGGGGTCAATGCCTCCCTCGGTCTTGGTGACTCGGACAGTCCCGTCCCTGAGCGTTTCGGTGACGGTGACGGTGGGGGCGCATGCGGCTAGGGCGAACGTGATGATGGCGAGGATTAGTTTCATGGTTGGTCGATCTGGGATTCAGAGTTGTCGATGTAGCTGCGGGCGGTCACCAAGCCAGATACCAGGACGGAAATAACGAATCCTGCGACTTGCTTGGGATGGGTGAAATCGACCGTTGCGAGTCCTGCTGAGGCGGTGCTCAGCATGACGATCGAGACGTAGAGGGTAAGGCGGGCGTTGGATCCTTTCTGAGTCATGGTGTTGGTTGGTTAGAAGGTGACGATCGATCTCATAGTCCATGCTTTGCCATCAGGCCGGTGTATATTTCGGCAACTTCCGCGTCACTGAGGGCGCGGTTGATCACGTAGAATTCATTCAAATCCATGTTGGCGAAGAGGCCATCGGTGCGGCGGCCCATTTGCCCGGTGGGCGTGGTTCTGGTGACGCTGCCGGTGCCGCCGGTGAAGTGGCGGGTGGTGTTGATCCACAGTCCACCGACTGAGGGATCAAAGCGGGCAATGTGGACTTTCTTTGTGCCGGGGGTGGCAATGGCGAACTCCTGATAGGTGTTGTTCAGCAGCGTGAACGAACTCCCGCCATACCAGCCGCAAAGCATGTTGGTATCAAAGGCGAGGACTTCACTGTAGGCGGTGCCGCTGAGCTTGGTTCCGACGAAGACGACGGCAAACTGGTTCCCCATGTTCGGGAAAGTGGCGGAAAGGAAGTCGTCGACTCCATCGAAGCGCAGGGTGCCATCGGTGGCGCGGTTGACCGGGCGGGCTCCGCTGGTCGACTGGGTGAGGTTCCGACTGTTTCCCGACTGATCCACCCATGTTTTGATCGCGGCGCCATCGGCGGCGGTCGCATCGCTGGCGTCGAGCTTGGAGGCTGCAATGCTGGCGTCCACGGACAGAATCGGCGAGTAGGTCGCCATGGAGAACGGCGGCGTGTCAGCGGTGACGGTGACGGTGTTCGAGAGTCCCCATGCGGTGAGGAGCGCGGTGACAGCGGTGGAAATCGCGGAAGTGTTCGCGCCGGAATTGCAACGCACGATCGTGTTCGCGGGTGCAGAGGTGGCGAACTTGGAATTATAGCGGTCCTTGGTGTGGACCATGAGATTGCACCGGCGGGCGCGGGCTTGATCGAAGGCGCTGGTGGCGGTGAGGACGGGGATGGTCAGCGAATAAATGTCCGAGAAGCCAGTGGATGCGGCAAAAGTAGTGCAGGCATCGATCTGGCCATCACTGAGTTCAAAGCCGACGTCCAAAGTCCGCATGGCGAGCATGCGTGGAGACCAGGCGAGAGTGGCGAGCTTCGCGGCCTTGTTCGCGAGGCGGATCTGGGCACGGCCCAGGCATTCGCTGCCGGTGTTCGGCACGCTGCCGGGTGCGGTGGCGGGATTGGAGAGGTGGATGTTGTCGGCCTCGCGCGGGAAGTCGGTGATGTCATTGGCCAGCCAGCGGGTATCGGAGGCCATGGCCTGCCGGACGTTCCAGTTCCGCCGGACGATGCCTTCTTCCTGAATCGCGCCGGGATTGAGCGCGGCGGGGAAGGAAATGAAGTGATAAATGAAATAGGCCGTCGACGCGTAGCGATCGCGGAGGAACGCATTCCAACCGGTGGCGAGGGTGCCGTAGTTGTCGGCATTCCAGTAGGGATCGGTGGGCGCGCTGGTCCAGGCCCCGGTGTTGTTCGGAAGCCAGGTATAGCGGCTGTCCCCGGTGGCGGTCTCCCCCTCGATCCAGAAGAAGAAAACGGAGGTGCGGGGATTGTCGGCGATGCCTTCCAAGCAAGCATCCCAGGAATCGAGCGTAGCCTGTCCCCGGAATTTCCCGGTCGCTTCCTTGGCGACGGTGCCATTCGGCGCGGCGGAAACATCGAACACGGGGCACAGTTCCTGCCCTTGGAGGGCATCGTTGTTTTTGAACCTCCACCAGTAGTAAAGCGGGGTCCCGCCGGTGCCGCCATCGATCGCGAATGACGAATTGGAAAGTACGGCGGACCGCATGACGGTCGTGGTGCCCGAGGAATACTGATGATTGCTCTGTCCTCCGCCGATCTGGACAATCGTGGTGGGGTTTTCGCTCCGCTTCTTGGCGCGGAGGTACCAGCGCAGGAGGGTGATCTGGTTCGCGCTGAGGACGGCGGAATAGAAGGCCATCCAGCGGATGGTGAACTTTGCGGGGGTGGCGGCATCGTAGCCTTTCCCGAGTCTCCATGATCCAGTGAGACCCGCCACGATGCCCATGGCCGTGGCATGGGTCTGGGAAATCCCGTCGATCCGGCAGGTGACGTTCCCGCCGGTGCAGGTGATCACGATGGCCCGCCAGTTGCTGTTCGGCGTGGTTAGGGATCCGCCGTCACCGATGAGTGCGGCCTCGGTGCCTGCGGCCGTGACGACGGACAGGCCATCCTTGAACCAGTAGGTTTCGAGCGCGCGGGTGCTGGCACCCCAGAAGGTTTGATAGTTCGCCAGGCCGGTGTCGAACTTGATCAGCGCGGCCAGCGTCCAGGATGCGCCGATGCCTGCCGTCCACATGGGAAAGCTGAGGAAGTCCCCGCCGTCGAAGGTGACGGCTTTCCCGGAGAACGTCGGGCGCGCTCCGCTGGTTCCCTGCGTGCTTGAGGTGATGCCCGTGCCGGTCCATTGGGAAACGGCATCGCCATTCGTGGCGGTTGGGAAGTCCACGGTCGCGTCCAACATCCAGAGCGGAGTGTAGGGCGCGGTGCCAGTGATGGCTCCGCCACCGCTTTCTGTGCGGATAATGCCTCCGCCTCGAATGATGCCGCTCATGGGAGGAGGGGGATGAGGGTGACACCGATGTTGGAGGCCCAGGTGCCGACGGTGATTCGCAGGCTGTTGGACGGGGCGATGAGGCGGGCCTCGGTTTCGCTGGAGCTGCCGGGGAAGGTGCCGTTGTCGACTGCGACGTAGGTGCCGGTGGGCGCGTCGTAGGTCTTCAGGGTGATGGCGTAGCCGGTGCCGGAAAATCGGATCAGGTATTCTTTCCCGGGGATGGTGGTGACGTCATAGTCGCCGGTGGCGGTGAGGAGATTGGTGGACGGAAGCGCTGCCATGCCGGGAGGGTGGCATGATTAGAAAAGGCCGGAAATTGAACAGGTGGCAAAGGACGTGGATCAAAGTCCGGCGTTCTGGAGGCGGAGCTTGTAGGATTCCCGCTCGTTTTCCGGGAGGGTCTGAAGGATCTTTTCAATCGCATCCTTTCGGATGGCTTCCGGGAGTTTTTTCAGGCTGCGCTCCTGTGGGTTGAGTTCGTCGAGGACTTTCTTGCGGGCGAGCTGGCGATCGGTCAGAGCCTTGGGCGGGGCGGTTTCCTTGGCTTTCTTGTCGGCGGCCTTGGCTTCACGAATGATGCTGTGCATCTGCTCGGCGGGGGATTCTCCGAAGAAGACGTCGCCGGCGTTCTCGGCGATGCCGTAGGTGTCTCGGGCTGCCTTCAGGGCGACGGGGACGATGGCGGCGCGGGGGTCGATCGTGGTGGCGAGGAGTCCCAGGGAACGGGTGAGGGAAACGATGTCGTTGAAGTCGATTTTCTCCGGGTGGCTGGATGCCTTGGAAATCTGGGCGAGTCCGGCGGCGAGGGCTCCTTCGATGGGGGTGGCGGAGTTGGTGAAGGCTTTCCCGGTGATCAGCTTGTGGATCAGGAAATCGGCGGCGCTGCCCAGGTAGGTGACTCCGGCGATGGGGCCGGCAATCATGGCGGCGAGGTAGTCCTTGGGCTGCCAGTTCTTATAGTCGTTGTCGTCATCGTCGCGCGAGATGCCTTTCCACACGTCGGCGGCGACTTGTGCCATGAGTCCGTAGAGCGCCCAGGTGACGAGGAACTTCTTGGCGGCTTCCCCCTTGGTGATGTCTCCCCGGATGGCCTTGGCGATGGCCTCGGTGGCCAGGGCGAACTTCTGGCGCGGGTCGCTCTTGAACTGGAACAGCGTCCGCATGAACGGGTGCGCGGTCGTGATCTCGTCGAGGCTGCGCTCCGCGGTGCGGTTTGGCTGGGCGGTGCGGAAAATGACCCGGTCCATGGCAGCGAGTCCTATCTCCTCGGCCTGCTGCTCGTTGAGTCCTTGCTTGAGTGCTTGGTTCCGGTGGAACTGGTAGGCCACGCTGCCGGAAATGGTGGTCATGGCGGCATCGGTCCAGGCAATCGGTAGTCGACCGACGGCGAGGAGGTCGAGGATCAGGGACGGCTTGGAATCGGCGACGGTGAGAAGCTGTCGGTCTTCCGGGGAGAATCCGGAGTCGATGCGTTGGCGAATGGTCTCAGTGTTCCAGAGTTTGGTGAGGGCCTGCGGGTTGCTCAGGGACAGCATGAGACCCTTGGCGGCATCCTTCAGGGGCATTTCCATGAGGAATCCAAGGCCTGCGCTGGCCTGCTTGAGGAGGACGCCAAGGTTGTAGGCCAGTCCGATGGCGGCTTGGCCTGCGAGGGCACGCTGGCCGATCTCGGCGGAGGCGAGGGAGACGGTGGCTTGAAACTGTCCGTCGAGGGCGATGGCGTCGAGCCATTGGGAGAAGGTGCCGGCGATCTTCTTTCCGAAGCGGGCCTCGATGGCGCGGCGGATCTCGGGAGTCTTGAACGCGGCTCCCATATCCCGGCAAAGCTCGGCGTAGGCGATGAAGTGGGAGGTGGTGGCGACGTGTCCCCAGTAGCTGGCCAGGGCGGAAACCTTCTGCGGCCGTGCCATGTGGGCCTTGCGGTTCTTGGTGAATCCAGCGGCGAGGGCGTTCGGGCTGGCGAGGGTGGAGCCGAAGGCGTCGAGCGCGTCGTTGGCGCTGCCCTTGGCGTTCTCGAAGCGACCGGGCGAGTAGTTCCGGATTTGCGGCATGTCCATGCCGGTGATGGCGCGGTGAACCGGATTGAGGCGGTGGTAGCCGTCGGCGTATTCGGTGGCGAGGAATTCGGCGAGGTCGAGGGTTTCCGGTTCGAGCTTGTCCTTGATCGCGGCCAGCACGTCCTCGGTGAATCCCCACTTGTCGAGGGCCGGGAGGTATTCGGCCTGCTGGGCGGTCAGGTGGTAGTTGAGGAGTTCGAGTTGGCTGGCGACGAGTGGCGACTCATTGCCGCGCTGCGTGACACGGTCGAAGCGGATGAATTCGCGGGCGTCCCGGTTCTTTTTCGGGAGTAGCTGATACTCCGCGTAGGCCTGGCGGAGCGATTCCATGGCGATGCGGTCGTTTTCCCAGCCGGTGTTCATCTGCCCGCGGAGGACACGCTGGGCCTGCTCGATGGTCAGCTTTTCCGACTTGCTGCGGATGCCTTCGAGGAGGCGGATGTCGGTGTCCTTGCGCTCGGAGAGGCGGGCGAGGACGGCGTTGCGCTGGCGGCGGGTCTTCAGTCCCATGCGCGTGGCAAAGAACTCGTTGAAGCGGTCGTGCGCTTCCAGCTTCAGGCGGGTGGAGGCGGTGGCGGCTTTCCGTTCCTCGGCCTGCATCATGCGGGCGGTGGTGCTTTTTGGCAGGATCCACTCCATGACCTGGTGGAAGGACGACATGCCAAGGCGGAGGGACTGGAGCATTTCCCCGGCGGCGGCCAGGCCTTTCTTGGAGGTGCCGGTGGTGTGCTGGTGGTCGTTGGCTCCGTAGGGTAGGCCGAGGCTTTCCAGAATCTCCTTGCGCCAGGCGGCGCGTTCCTCGCGCTGGGCATCGTCGAGGATGCGGCGGGTCATGCGGCCACTGGAGTAGATGCTGAGAAGCTGCTGGTGCGCGTGTTCCAGTTCCGCGGCGCTGCGGGTGTGGAGGGCTCCGAAGGTTTCGAGAAAGTTCAGGGTCAGCGTCTGGCGGACCAGTTCCTTGCCGTCGGCATCCGGATTGTTGGAGAGTTCGGCGATTGTGGCCTCGGTGCCGATCAGGCGGGCGGAGAGTTCGGTCGGGGTCAGGCGCGTGGCTTCGACGGCCAGGTCAAAGGTGCGCTGGGTTTCCGGGGTCAGCTTGCTCTTGCTGGTCTCTCCGGCCTTGCGGACCGGGCTGCCGAGGTCGATCAGCTTGGCGAGGGCGTCGAGGTATTGCTCCTGCAGATAGGGTTCGAGGGCTTCGTCGAGGCGATTGATCACGCTCTTCATCGCGTTGACCACGCTGCGCGGGCCATCGGCATCGAGGAGGGTGGTGCTGTCGAAGTTGACCTTTCCCCGGACTTCCGGCGGGAAGGCGGAAATGATCGCGTGGATCTGCGCGGAAAGCTCGCGCTGGCGGAGGCGGTCGGTCTGCACCGGGTCCATGCTGCCGCGCTTCAGGAGTGGGTGGACTCCGTTGGTGATGTCCTCCTGCCGCTGAAGGACTCCGGCGAGGCGGTTGCGGAGGGTCTGGAGGATCTGGGCGCGTTCGGCTGGGCCTTCGGTCAGCTTCTGGGCAATGAGTTTTTCCAAGTCGCCGATGGCGGAGGCGGAGAGGGAGTAACTGACACCTGTCAGGGAATCCGGGAGCCCGGATTCTGCCGATTCCAAAGCACTCGAAGCTGTTCCGCGCTGAAATTCTTGTATCGCGGATGCCGTGATGATCGCTCTTTGAAGCGTTGAAATTCCGACGCCTTGGTCTCCGGCATTGTGGTTGGAGATTTCTCCTTCGAGGTCGGCGTCTGTAAGGAGTCTTTCACCTGCGAAGAAGCTACCAGACTGAAAGTCGAAACGCAAGGCCCGCGCGGAGGGGATGAGTTTGAGGACGTTGTCCAGTTCCTTGGTTGCCAGCAGCGCGGTGTTAAGCACGTCGTTCTTTGTCCATTTCCCAACGGCTTGGGATTTGTGCGGCATGAGGTGCTTTGTCGTTCCCCAGCGGATGGCACTGGCGAGGAAATTGGAAGTGCGCCGAACGTGATTGATGGCGGTCAGTCCGCCCGGATCATCCTTGATCCGCTTCCCGTTGTTGTGGATCCAGTCGAGGGCAGCGGCGTAGAGTTGTGATCCACCTCCAGCTTTTTTCCCTTTGCTACCTGCGGCAAGGGCTTCGATGTGAGGTTGGTCGGTGTCAGCGTCGTGGATCGTCAAGTGGCCAGACGGTCCTGAAAAGCGGACGCTGTCGCCGCTTTCGGTAGCCGTGACGAGCTTGCCGGGTGTCGAGACTGCAGCGGCGATGTCGTCGGCATCCGACGATTCGGTTTTTCCATACTGGAAAACCTTGTCATGGGAGCCATAGGCCGCCCAGACCTTTGCCACAAAGTAGCTGGCAGCGTTTCTTGTTTCATCATCCCGGGCATCCAGCAACGCGGCGAACATGGCGGCTTTCTTGGCCAGTTCCTTTTCGCGCAGACGGTCGGCAATGGCTAAACGCGCATCGGTTTCCGGGTCAAATTCTTCCTCAGCAAGGTAAAGATCGGCCTCCGCTTGGGCCAATGCTTCGCGGGCGGCAATCAATGACTCCGGTTCCGGAAATGGTTGGTAGGACGTTCCGGGGATTTCGGCAATCAGTTGTCCGCTTTGAGAAACCAGTCGGATCGACCGTCTATCTCCTGATGATCCGGCAAATCCAAAAATCTCGCGTCCGACTTTTTGGGTTACAGCGTTGACGACTTCCTGCGGTGTTGATTCCTCTGGCAAGCTCAAGTGCTTGCGCCAAGCCTCAAGATCAGGATCACCAAAGTTTGTGCGAGGCCGGTTGTATTTGTTTCCAGCGATCAAAACGTTGGAGAGCGGCCCCTTGGGTGATCGGGGATACTGGTCGACGGTTTGCTTCCCATGCTGAATTTCCCATTGGTAACGAGCCGTGGAGGCGTCTTTTTCCTCTTTTGTCAGTGCTTCCTTGGCGGTGAGCAAACGATTCTGAGCAGCGAAGAAATTTTCCCTTGCGCGACCCAAGGAGAAGGATGTAGCGTCTTCCTCGTTCCCCACCAACGTGGGGATGGCCCGAGTATCAAAGCTCATTAAGCCGCTTTCCCCACCAACGTGGGGAGCAAGAGCCGGATCCGAAAGGGTCCGGCTCTTTTTTGTGGTGGGTGGGAGCATCACCGGGCCAATTGAAAACGACTGGTCTGCCATGGTGACCGGCTTTCCATTCTCCTCGGTGATCTGGATCTTGGACTCGTCGAAGAGGACGTAGTTGGACGAGCCTTGGCCTTGGGCGCGGGAATTGCCGTCGAGGTAGCGAATGCCTGGAACGCCGAGATCGTTGAGATATTGGGAAACTTCGGCGGCGTCCCGTTTGGTCCGCATGATGATGTCATAAATCGATTCCCCTGAGAATCGAAGATCGTCAATGATCGATTGCTTATCCTCAAGGCGCTTCTTGGCTTTTTCCAGTGGATAAGCTCCCTCAGCAGACCATTGTCCGCCAGGCAATTTGATTTCCACGTCGGCAAATTCTTCTCCCCCGTATGGATTAGGTCCATAAGGTCTCACGCGAATCTCGGTCATGGCAGCAAATGCTTTTCGGAGAGACTCGGGCTGCTCGGAAAACGGTTTGTCCCAGTCCAGCAGGTCCTCATCGTTCACGTCGAGGGTGACGGTGTAGAGGTTGCCAGTTGAGACGGCTCCTAATTCCACAAGACGAACGGCATCGTCTACCAACGTGGAATCCTTCAGGCCCGGGATGTCCAGTGCCTTCAATGCTTCGATGGCGGATGCTGGAGATTGTTCTAAAGAAAGCGCCAGTCTTGCGGCGTCCTCGGCTGTGGAAATTTCTCCTCTTGCATAAGCTCTAGCGTAGGCCTTGGCGACATTCGGATTTCCGGCAAAATACAGGCCCCACCCATAGGCCTGCGCGCCTTCCCCGGTCCCGATCCTGTCGAGGCTGAAGCGGTCGACCTTGTGCGGGGTGCCGTGGTAGGCGGAAATCGAGAACGTGGCTGGGCCGACAAGCGTACGGCCGTCGGTGGTCTGGATCGATCGTGTTCCTGCCGTCGGGAAAACGTTCGTGCGCCCCACGGAAAACGACTGGTCGAGCATGCCTCCCTGGGTGGCGATATTGGGTGGGGACCAGATGAGAGTTTTCCCGCCCTTTATCTCTGTGCTGTTGGGGTAAAATTCGTTGAATTTTGCTCTGGTGAACTGATTAGAAAGTCTGCTCCGGACTGTGAGGTGATGGTCTTTTGAAAATTGTGACTCGGCGGCGTAGATGGGCCGAAGTGCTCCTGTCTTGCCGTTAAGTCCAATTGTGGACAGTTTCATCTCTTTTGCTGAAATAGAGCGGATCGATTCACCTAAATATTGGCCATCCCGATAGTAATTGATGACGGTATTGGCCTTGCCTGGTTCAATTTCGATGTGCGTAAACTCAGTTTGGATTCCTGCTTCTGCGAGGCGGGCGGAGATTTCTTTTTCGTATGCTTGCCGGGCCTGCTCGTTTGTCTGGAAGGATCCCACAGAAAACGACTGGTCGAGCATGCCTCCCTGGGTGGCGTAGCTCTTCAGGTTGTAGTTGAGGGAATCATCGAGGGCGGAGAGGAGGGCGGCGGGGGTGTCGAAGGCGAAGCCCTTTTCATTCAGGCTCTGGCGTACGTCGTCCGGGCTCTCCCATTCGCCGATGGGGAGGAAGAAAGCGTTTGCACGCTGGGTGCTGTCGATCGTGCTGCCGTCCTTGCGTCGGCGCCGGGTGGGAGTCTTCAGGGAATCATACAGGCGCTGGAGTTCACCGGCGAGGGGGTGCTGGCGCTGGCGGGCGGTTTCCGGGTGAGGGAGCATGCCACGGGCTGCTTCGGAGATTTCCTCCACGCCTCCCATGGCCTCTGCGGCGAGCTGGGCCTGGTAGTCCTTTTGGAAGCGGCGATCGGTCTCGGCCTGATTCAGCCCCACGCTGTCGGCGATGTGGGCGACGAAGCGGGAATCGATCTTTCCCGCCTTCACGGCATCCATGAGCGGCTTTGACCGGAGCAGGGTGGCGGCGTGGCGGAATTTATGGGCGGCGTAAGCGATCAGGGTGTGGAGCCAGCGGCGAAACTTTTCCGGCAGGCGCTCGTCGGCGACGTTCCCGGCGAGGTATTCGCGGGAGAAGGCGGAAAGGGCCTCGGTAAGTTGAAGCTGGGCGCGGTCGCTGGTGCTGTCGTGGCTTGGGTCGAGGTAGCTGTTGCCGGTAACCTGCTCGGCCTGGCGGATCCAGCCGACGATCTCGTCATGTTTGAGAAGTCCCTCGTCGAGGGCGCTAGTCCAGTAGGTTTCCGCGATGTCCTCGGCCACGTTGATGGGGTCGGCTCCTTGGAAATACTCCACCGTCTGGCGGAGGCTGCCGTCCCGCATGCGCTCGGAGAAGCGGCGGGCGTGGATGCGTAGGGTTGAAAGATCGAGGTCGGCGACGTCCACGCCTTCCTGCATGGCGTGGATGCGGAGGCGCTCGGTCATCTGTTGTTGTGTTGCGATCCCTTGCTTAACGGCTTGGTCTGGGGTGAGGGCGAGCTTGCTTCGATCGGTGATGCGGATGTTGGCGGCGGCGGAGTATTCGCCGGTCATGAAGTCGATCAGGTCCTGACGGGTGGCATCGTTTAGGGTGTCGAGGTCATCGCCCAGTTGGTTGGCGTGGAAGTCACGGAGGGCATCGAAGGCTTCGTCGAGAGTCTGGAACACCCGGGGGGGCGCGTCCGGGAGGTTGAGCTGGAATTGAGTTTCGCCGGTGAAGTCGTTGTTTTCCGGTTGGATCACTTGGATGGGGCTCTGGCCGTAGAAGGCGACGGTTTCCTCGGCGATGGCGGAAAGCTTTTCCCGCTGTTTGGTGGCGGCGGCTAGGTCCAGCCCATCCCTCCACGCGCTGCGTAGTTCGGTGGTGGCGTCTTCCAGCGTGGGCGCGGTGGCGATGGCCTGCACGCGCTCCTCCGGGATACCCAGGGAGCGGAGCCTGGGAGTCGAGCGTTGCAGGGTATTGGCAAAGCGGTAGTTCTGGAAGCTGGCGACTCCTCCGCCTATGAGGGCGTAGGGGAGGACTGCTCCGAGGGTGTCCATGGAAACCTGGCTACCGGAAAGCGGATTCCAGTCGTGGAAGAAACCCTTCCAGTTGGTCGTCGGATCGATGCCGGAGAGGGAAAGCGCCATGTCCTGCAGGGCGCGGTCGGTTCCTTGCTGTGCAAATTCTTCCGTGTATTCCGTGCCAAGGATACCAAGGGCGGCGGCGGTGCCGGTGATGGCGGCGCGTCCGGTGGCATTGGTCACGCCGGTCTTGTTGAGGGCGGCGAAAAGTCCGGGGACCTTCATCTTGGCCATTCGTAGGCCGGCATGGTCGAAGACGGTTTCGAGGACGGCTTGCAGGGCTCCGGAAACAAGAGCGGCTTCTGCCTGGCGAGCGGGTGAGGCGTTTGGGTTGGCCTGTCGGGCGTCTTGGAAGGATTGGCCTCCCATACTGGAAGTCATGAGGCCAAAGCCTGCCGGACCCTCGAAGGCGAGAAGGGTGTAGGGAACGGATTCGGTGGCAGAGAGGAGACCATTGCGGATAAATCCATCGTCTTTCCGGCGGAAACTGCCTGCGGTGGCGGCGGTTAGGTTCCGCATTTTCCGGGCATCGTCATGAGCGGCGGCGGCATTCTCCCGGGTGTCAGTGCCGGGAATGGTCATGCCGGCTTTCTTGGCGGTCTCGTCACTCCACTGGCGAAGGGCGACTCCCATGTCAAAGGTGCCGCGTGCAATGTTTCCAGTGCCTTGGGCAAGGGCCTCGTAGAAGCGGGAGAACCCGGCGTAGTCCTCGGGGTTGATCGCCTTCATCTTCCCCTCAAGCTGGGCCAGCACGGCCTCGCGCATCGGGTTTCCGCCGGGTTGATCGGCGGGTAGCATGGCTCCGGCCTTTTCGAAGTGGCTGCCGAAGGTGTCCTGGAGGCTGCCTTCCTTGGCGTTGGCTCCTTCGAGGAGTAGCGGCATGATCTGGTCGACCACGGGCTTCGCCTGGCGGGCGAGGTCGCGGGCGTCTTTCCAGGAGTTGGTGAATTGCTGGCGGACGAAGCTCTTGTGCTCGTCGGGCGTGGCGGCGAGGAGGTCCTTGAGCTGCTGCTCCCGGATCTCCGGGCGGCCGTCGCCCATGAGGACGGTCTGCATGGCCTTCTGGATGGCCTTGGAAAGGGTCTTGGTGGTCTCGGTGGCCACGCGCTGGCGGTTGCCAATGGCGTTGTAGAGTGCCTTGTCGTCGGCCTCGGCGGGAAGGCCTAGCTGCACGGCGTAGGCGCTGCGGGCGATGGGGTAGTTTTCCTGCGTCACCGGTGTGTCAAGGTCCCGGAGATACTGGAAGTTGATGGCGCGGGCGCGGTAGGCGTCCGGATCGGGGGCGAGCTTTGCCCGGTCGTCAAGGGCGGCTTTCTGTTCCGGGGTGAGGGCGGCGTCGAGTTTATCGAGTCCGGAAAAAAGCTTTTCGTGGTGGGCATTTCGCGCAGCCACAGCTTCTGCGGCGTAAGTCGGGAACGGCTTTTGATTGTTGGCTTTCCGCTCGTCGTAGTAGCTCGAAACGGTATCGGTCAGCCTGGCGCGGAGGGTGGTCCCGTCCGGCTGCGGTTCGTCGAGGACCTTGGGGTTTGCCTTCAGGGTCTGAAAGGCTCCCCAGGCGGTGGCCTCGGGGATGGTGGTCTTCCTACCGGTGGCGATGTCGATGGATGACGGCGGGGCATCCGGTGCCGGTGGCGGGATACTCAAGAAATCCGCCGGGTTTTGGCGATCCGTGCGGGCGGGTTTTTGAGCGACTGAATGGCCATCGCCAAGGATGGCGGCATTGGCTGCGGTGGCCGGGTCCTGAGAGACCGGCATGGTGGCAGCGGGGCCAGAGTAGTCGGGAAGGTAGTCCGGCGGGGAAGGAAGCGAGATGTCAGCCATGCAGGGGGCATGGTCCCATAGCGTGGGGAGGGAGTCGCTTGAACAGGTGGCGAGTTATTCCCCGGCCTTTGCCATCAGGTGAGAGTCCCATAGGGCAGCGAGTCCGCTCTGGATCTGGTCGGGATGGGTCGGGCGCTTGTCGGCGAACCAGTCTTTCCAGAGGTCTTCCCATGGGGAATCCGGGGGGAGGGTTCCTGCCTTGCCGGTGGTGAGGGCAAAGTTGACGTTCTTGAATCCCTCCACTCCGGAAAGCTTCCCGTGCGAGTTGTAGGTGGCGCGGCCTCCAAGCTGGGCGATGGCTCCTTCTGTCAGGTCGAGCACGGGGCGCTTGTCACGTTGCCAAATCGATTCAGCGGTGCCGTAGTCGGCCACGTTGAGGACGGCATCGGTGCCGGCGTCGGTCTTCACGTGGACCTTTACGTTATCCGCAATCCATTTCTTGTCCTTTCCTGGGAAAGTGGCGGCGAGGATGCTCTGCGGAATGGCCACGCCTTCCCGTCCACCGGCTCCGGTGGTGCCTCCGAAGGCGCTGAGCCCGTTGTCGGCTGGGTCGTTGGTGCCGCCGAACACGGTGGGTCTGGCGTTTTCGTAGTAACGCCCGGCGGGCTGGATCGGCTGGCCTCCAAAGGTGGAGGAGGTGGATTTGTCTGTGGGCTTGGACTTTTGGGGAAAGAGCTTGTCGAGTTCCTTTTCAAAGTCCGGCGCGGGAGCGCTGCCGGGGACGGAGAGGTCGGGGAGCGGTGCCTTGTCGACCACGATCTTCTGGAAGAGCGTGTCGTAGGTTTTCTGGGCTTCCTCTGGTGGGAGGTCGGCTGGGGCGGCCTTGAGGTAGGAGTCCCAGGCATCGAGGAAATGGCGGCGGGTGATTAGGGCCTTGCCGTAGTCTACGGCGTTGATGACCTTGGTCGGGGCGGTCGACGAGTTGTTGTCGGTGTCCTTCAGGGCGAACCACGATCCGAAGCGTCCGCTGTCGAAATGGTTGGCGGTCTGGCGGCTGAAGTCGCTTTCCAGTCGGTTCTTGGGAGAGTCCGGGGATTTTAGTTTTCCGGAAAGCTGGTCGTTGAGAACGCGGAGGGACTCCTTGGGAAGCGGGACGGTGGCGAGGTCTCCGCGCATTTTGGCTAGGGCGGACTGTGTGGGGTCCTTGGACGGGTCATAGCTGGCAATGGCTTCATGGACCTTGGAGAAGATCCCCTCGTCGTAGGAGGGTTCCGTGGGGCCGTAGTAGGCATTGAGGTAGCTGGCGCGTTGGTTTGGGGAAATGCTGCCATCCTCGGCGAGCTTTTGAAGGTCCTCTTTGGAAATCGTCGGGCTGCCGGAGGTGAGGGTCTGGTTCAAGACTCCATCCCAGAATTCTCCGTCGTGTTGGTTCTTCTTGTGGGCAGCCTGTCGGCGTAGGGAGTCGATTGCCTCCGTATCCAGCCCGTAAGCCTGCGGCGCGTCCGGCTTTTCTAGTGAGTTGAGGAGACCATGCGGGTTCTGGTCGATCTGGCGTTGGAGGTCCTGAAATTTGATGGCGCGGTCGTAGTTATTGACGGCTTTTTCGAAGTCTTTGTCCATTTTGTCGAGTTGCTCAGGAAGGAGGATGCCTCCATCGATTCCGCGTTTTCTGAGGTCTGCATAGCCTTCCCGGTCTCCTCGTTCTTTGAGCGCTTCATACTCGTTGCTCCACGCCAGCGCGGCCCGCTGGGTATTCTGTCGGGCGGCATCTTGGGCGGAGCCGATGCGGGCGGATGTCGCAAAGTCGTCGTAGTGGAGTGATTCGCGGTTCTTGGTTTCATCGTTGAATCCCTGGTCTTCCAGGCTGCCCTTGTAGGTGACGAGCCAGTCCTTTTCACTTTTGAGCCTTTTGACCGGATCGGGTTCCTTGGCGTTTTCGAGTTGGAAGTTGGCGTAATTCTCCCTCAATTTGTTTCTCCAGTCGGAGCTTTTATAAAGCTGGTCTTGCTTGTCGATGGTGTCTGCATGCTTGGCGAAAGCTTCGCCGACGTTGCCGATGGACTGGGCGAGGTTTCCCAGGGCGGTGGCCTGCGGGGACTTCCCGCTCATTTCCGGCATGCGGATGGCGGTCTGCTGGAGGTCGGGGATTTCTGGGAGGCGGATCATGTGCGTTTGGTGCGGGTGGTGCTGGACGGCGTGGAAGTGGGGCGGTCTGTCCAGGTGCTATAGGCTTTGCTGGCACCGTTTAGGCCGGTGGCCACGCTGTTGATGTTGGCGGCGGCTTGGCCTTGGTCGGCTTCCCAGAGACCCATCTGGCCTTGGGCTCGGAGGGAGGCGGCCTGCATGTTGGAGGCGCGGGCGGCGTCCTGGATGCCGAGGTTGAAGTTGGCGGAGGATTCTCCGAGGATGGCGAGCGGGGTTCCCTCGGTGTTGAGGACTCCATTCTGAGCCATGCGATTGCGGATGTCCGCCATGGCACGGCGGTTCTTGATGCGCTCGCGCTTGAGCTGCTCCATGTTCTGGAGTTCCACGTTCTTGGCCTCCTGATCGGCGAGGATGTTGTTGTATTCGCCGGCTTTGGTCGCGGCCTTGGCCTGTTGCTGCTGGCCGTATACCGTGGCAGCGGTGGAAATGACGGTGGTAATGCCGATGACCCAGACACTCATAGGGGTAGATTTTCAGGGATGGACAAGCGCCAACCCTGAGGGATGCCGGGCGCGAGTGGGTTGTGATGGCGGGTGATGGACTCGATGATCTTTTCCACGTCGGTTTCCTCGGTGACGTGGAAGGTGGTCCAGATGGTTTCTTCCAGGCAATGGAGGGCGCGGCGGGTGCCGGGGAGGGTGATGCCGGTATGTGGCGCGGTGAGGAGGACGGCGTTGCCGTGAGTGTCGATCACTTCGACGGCTCCCTTGGAAATGATGAAGGGATGCTCGGTGAGGTGTTCCATGCTGGTGAGGAGAGCACCGGCGGGCATGGTGATTTCCCGGATGTAGAGCCCAGGGGTGAAGCGGTGGACGATGGGGAAGTTGATGCGCTCCTCTCCGCTGGCGAAGAGGGCGGCCTCTAGCTGGTCGATGGACGGTCCCTCGGTGATGGAAAGCAGGGAGTTCATGGTTCGTGGAGGCTCCAGCGGAGGATGATGGCGCGGACGAGGAAGGGGTAGGGCTCGGCGTGGGTGAGGGTGAAGGTGAGGTCGTCCACGAATCCGGCGGGGAGGGTGGTCTCGAGGATGCCAGTGCCCCAAGCCGCGATCTTGGCCGTGTTATAGACGAGCGGCTGAGAATCTCCGTTGTAGGTCACGGTTCCGCCGTTTGAGGAGTAGGCGGAAAGGACGATCTCATTGGCCCGCTTCCGCCGGAAGTGGGTGCTGCCGGTGTCGGCGGTGACGTCGAGCGGAAGCGTGGTGAGGGTGGCGGTGATCGGGTAGCCGGCGTGGCAGACGTCGTAGGGGGAAGCGGCGGCGGTGGTGGTGGTGAGGAGACCGGTGCTGCCATTGCAAGTGGCAGTGCCGGCGATGAGACCTCGGGTGATGGTGACGGTGGTGCCGCGGTGGATGGCTGGTAGGGCGAGAGTGGAGAAAGTTCCGACGCTGCCGCAATCGACTCCGTGATAGGAGAGGAGGACGCCTTCGCCTTCCTGGTAGGCCTGCTGGCGGGTGGCGAATTTTTCGAGGATGTAGGAGGTCCCCCGCTTTACCACGAAGAAGATCGAATCGTCGTTGGCTTGGTTGCGAATGACGGCCAGGGATTTGAAGAGTCCGTTGTAGGTGGTATGGCGTGACCAGGCTGCGATCTGTTCGTCGCGCGCGTAGTTGAACGAGAGGAGCGTTCCGTCGGCGCGGATGGCCCAGAGGTAGGGCTCGCGGTTTTGCTGCCAGGCAAGTTGAGTGATGCCGCCGGTGGTGATGTGCTCGGCGAGACGGGAGAGATCGGCCGCGTCGTAGCTCTCGCTCTGGAGTTGATAGGCCATTTCCCGGAGGCGGCGGCCTTGGCGTTCCACGAAGAAAATGGAATCGTGGTGGACCAGGGCCGGGAGGGTGGTCGATCCGAAGCGGGTGTATTCCCGGGCGAGGAGGTTGGAGGGGGAAAGGGGTGAGTCGGTGGTTTCCGATCCGAAGACCCATTCTCCGCCGCCGGTGCCGATGAAGAGTCGGCGCTGGCTGGCAATCCAGCGGATGGGGTCCATGCGGGTGCCGGCGAGCGTGACGAAGATGGAGGAATCCGCGTCGGTGCCGGTCGTGAAGTTGAGAAGGTCGTCGGTCTTAGAGGCCCAGATGGAGCAGGGCTTCAGGGTGGTGCCGCCATAGACCAGGCGCCGCTCATGGATCCCGATGGCGGCGGGAAAGCCTTGGTAGGCGGAGAAGGCTCCTTCGGTCCAGAATTCTGTGGTGCAGGATTCCACCGGGGAGACGGTGGTGGCGGTGGCGACGGTGCTGCTGGAAACAGCGGTGATCTTGACGAGGCCGGAAATGTAGGGTTCCGATGAGGAGAGGATTCCTTTTGGCGCAGAGGTGCCGGTGGTTCCGAAGCTCCATTTTACTCGCATCATGACGCGGACGTCTTGCGTGCCTTCGTCGGCGATGTTCCGGTTTTTCTCTCCTGCGTATTGGCGCAAGTCTGTCCAGGAGACGCCATGGTCGGTGCTCGTTTGGAGGGTGAATGTGCCGTCCCAAGTTCCCAGTGTATTGAAGGCCCAAGCGCCTTGGACGGGGATGGCAGTTGACCATTTGCCGTTATTGGCGGCGGTCGCGGCAATCGAGGTTTCGAAAAGGTCGGCTGGGCGTTTCTTGGAGATTTTGAACGTGGCTCCGACGTGGGAGGCGTTGAAGAGCGCGGAGGAGGCAGTGAGGGTAACGGATTGACCGATGGTGCTGCTGTTGTCCTCCACCGATTTCCAGAAGGTATCGGGCGGCTTGTTACCGGAGGAGCTGGTGTGGGCGGTAATACATTCGAAGCTGCCCACGCCGTCCACCTTTACGATGGTGCCTACGCTGTAGGAGGTGCCGGTAACCCAGGTGGATCCGATGAGGACGTTGGTGAAGCTGGTGGCGATGGTGAGGGTCTCGGTGCTGTTTTCGTCGAGGAGTGGCGGGTAGCTGAAGGGAGTCTCGTCCAGGGCGAAGGTGACGGTGGAGAGGGTGAAGGTCAGCGACTGCGGAACGATGTCCGGGCCGACGATGAACATGACGTTGTTCACCTGGGCCATCTGGAGCCGGAAGGGATCGGCCGTGGCGAGGGAAAGGGTCTGCTTGAGGGTGCCGTCGGTCTGATAGATTTTGATCTGGGTAGTCGAGAAGGCGAGGATGTAGGACGTCCCCTCGGATTCGTCGGCGATCTGGCCGGAGGAGCTGACGGCGGCAGCGGGTGTGTAGGCGGTCCCTCCTGAGACATAGAAGGTCTGGATGCGGCAGGCGCCGGAAAGGGTGGCGAGATAAAGCGTGCCGGGGCGCTTGCGGAATCCGCCGAAGGGCATCGGCAGGAAGTTTTCCATGATGGAGACTCCGCTGGCGTGTTTGGCAAAGTCCGTGCGGTAGTTCAGATAGGGAGAAAGCTCTCCAGCATTGAACGAGAGAAAGGACTGGTGGGAGGGTCCTGGCATGGGTCAGCGGGTGGCGCGGCGGGCGTTGACGAGCTGGCTTTGAGAGACGAGCCAATGCACCCCCGAGTTTTCCCCGGAGGCGACTTCCCGAGCGTCGGCATTGGTGGCGGCCGGGAGGGCGAGGCTCTTGAATTTGGAAACCATGTCGGTGGCCATGGCGGGATTCTGGGCCACGCGGTTGGCGATCTTCGCGGCGAGGGCGAAGACCATGGCGTCGATGAAGAGAGAATCCCATGCGCTGATGGCGACCGCATTGGAGATGTAGACGATGTTGATCTTCTCGGTGACCTTATCCACGCCATTGACGAGGAGGAGACGGCCTTCGAGGGCGAAGTCCCGGACGGGATTGACCGGGTCCTCGGTCACGATCCGGATGAAGCGGACGCAGTTTGCGGGAAGCGTCCAGGCGGTGCCCCATTCGGTGGGCGGGTCGGTGGTGGCGGAGAGCTCGGCGCGGGTGAGGGCGAAGTTCCACTGGTGTTCCCGGAGCAATCCATCCCGGACGCGCGTGAAGTGCTGGCGGCAGGCCTTGGCCTCCTCGGTGGTGTCCGTCTCGATGTCGGTGAGCTGGCGGGCTCCGAGTTCGGAGAGTGCCAGGTTAGCGATGTCGGTGGCGGTGGTGACGATGGGGAGAGCCATGAGTCAGGGAGAAAAGAAAACCGCCCGCGCTTTCGGTCCCGAAGGACCTGGGCGCGGGCGGCAACCCATACAGTTACACTACAACACAGAAACGGGGTCAGCCTTTGACGCGGTAGGCGATGGTGAACACGACGACCACGGCGGCAGTCAGCGTCGCGGCCGAAGCCACGGTGCAGACAAGGCGCTGATTCGCAGTGGTGGCGATCCGGTAAGGGGTCGCCACGGCGGCGGGGAGGGTTCCGCTGGCAAAGCCAACCTGTCCGCCCGCGCTCATGACGATCCCGGATGCGTAGCGTGTGGCGCTGGACGCATCCCCCACGTTGAGCGTGAGGGTCGTTCCGGGGTCGGCGCACGTGCAGTAGCTGTTCTGTGGAACAACCACTGCGCCGAGCGGGAGGTCGACGAGCTGGATGGTATCGCTCGCGGCTTCACTGCCGGTCAGCGTGTAGCGGATGGTGGCCAGGAGGACCACGCCGGTCACGTCGTCTCCGTCGACAATACCGGCACCTTGCCGGCCAGAGTCGACCGCGAGGGCCTTGTTGATGATGGTGGAATTGAAGTCAGCCATGGTGGTAATTTTCTAGGAGTTGGTGGTGGGGGTGGATCAGGTGGTTGGGACAACTCCTGCGATCTGGACGACCTTTTCTTCCTCCAGGCGAACCGCTCCGAAGGAGTATTGGCTCATGAACTGGATGGCGTTGGAGAGGTCCGGACGACGATCGATGGTGGTCGTGAGGTCTTCCCACACGCTGAACTGGATGGTGTCCTGCACCCACACGTAGGCGAAGTGCACCGTGGAGCTGTTGAGGAGCGCCGTACGATTGGAGATCGTCCAGTTGATGCCCATGAACTGCTTGATGCGGCCTTGCTCATCGAGCGTGGGCGGCATGAAGTCAGTGCTGAACAAACGGGAACCCGTGGTGGAGGAGGCTTCGTGGCGGAGCGCGGCTTCCAGCTTGGAAGTCATGACACCCTGAAGCATGTTTCCTGCCCGCATTTGGTCCTCGTTCCAGGCCTCGTTGTTGCCGAGGATCTGGAGGGACTGGATGACCTTGGCGACCGTGAGTCCGGAGTCGGTGGCGGAACCGGAGAGCACCCAGTCACGCGCCACTTTCTGGGTGGAGGGTAGGGCGTTTGCATCGGTGCCTTCCGTGCCGGAATAAGCGGTGCCACCAAGGGCGGCGATGATGCGGTCATCCACGTCCTTACCATAGGCACGGGCGTGGGCGAGCGTGTGCTTCCCGCGCGGCGCGATGGTGGGGAGGAGTCCCTTTTCGTCCCACCGGCTTTCGCCAGTGACAGCTTGGAGCTGGCGTGGGCGGACCCAGCGTTTCGCGGTGGGAAGGTCGAGGAGAACGACTTTCTTGTAGCGGTCACCGGTGACGTCTTCGGAGGCGATGTCTCCGACTTGGTTGTAGGTCTTGGCTTCGCCGGTGCAACCGGTTTCAACCTGGACCTTGGCTTTGAGGCGTTCGTTGGTTTGGCCAACGAGATTGCGCCAGTTCGTGTCGAACTGGGTCGTGAAGTGATTTGGAATGATGAGGTCTGCGCTCATGGCGAGAGGAAATAAGAGTTCGGAGTTGGTGAGAGTCCGGCGTCTGATTGTCCTCGGATGAGGGTCGTGGCCTGCGGGAAGCGCCCCGGTGGCGGCGGGTCGTGTCAACGGGTCCGGTGAGGGATTGACCGTTATTCGACTGCGCTGCCACTTTCCGGGAATCCGCAAAAATCATCCATTGAACAGGTGGCGAAATAGAAAACCCCTGGAACATCGAGTGTTCCAGGGGTCCCCCTTTTTCCGGCAATGCCGTTGCCGGAAAGGTTAGCCTGCGGCTTGCTTGAGTAGATCGGAAACGAGGGCCATGGCCTGCTTGTCGCCGTCCTGATACTTCGATCCCCATTCCTTATCGCCACCGTTCATGATTTCATTGGCGCGTTGCTGTGGGCTCCGGAGGTCGCCGAATCCGCCGGGTACGCGGACGGCATCCTCGGCGGTGAGCTTAGAGACCTGGAGCATGATCTTGGCAAAGGCCGGCACGTTGACGATTTCCGCGAAGATCGGATCGTCGGCGGGGATGCCGGCGCTTTCCGCTAGGCGTCCGGCGAGGTGGCGGACGACGCTCTTGTTCTGCTCGAAGTTCCCGCGCCATTCGGCGACCAGTGCGTTTTCCGCTTCCTGCCGGATGTTCTTCATCGTGTCCTGCAGCTTCTGGGCGCGATCGGTTTCGATCTGGACTTGCAGGTCGGCGATGGCTTTCACGGCTCCGGCCGGGACATGGTGCTTGTGGGCGAGCTCGGCGAAGCTTTTCGACATGGCATCATCCCAGACGACTCCTTCGGGAAGGTTTTCCGGTGGGGTGAGTCCGTAGCCGTCCGGCGACTCCGGGACCTGGGCGAGCTGGCGGAAGCGGGAAACTTCCTCCGGGGTGCTGGCGTCGGTGGGATAGGCGGGACCGCTGGCGCGGAGGTGAACGTAGGACTTGGCGAGGCCCTTCACGTCCTTGAACGTGGCGAGCTGCGAAGCGTACGGTGCAAACTCGTCTCCGAGTCCGAGGTGCCAGTCTTTCCCAAGCGATCCGTCGGCGTTGAAATAGACGGGGGCGGTGGCCTGCGGGGTCTGGGTGGTATCGACCACGGCGGCGGGCGTGGCCGGGGTCTGCGGAGTGCTGGTGTCCACCGTGGCGGTGGTATCGATGGCGTCGATGGTGGCGGTGTCTGACATGGTTCAGGGGGTTAGAGAAGGGCCTTGAGGCATTCGACGGCGCTGGCGCTGTCTGAGAGATCCGAAAACTCCCCGATCATCCGCTCGGCGCGGTGTTGGTAGAGTTCCAGGAATTTCTCGTCGGTCAGGTTCCGCGCGGCCCAGGTGCAATACTCGAGGGAGGCGGTGCCGTTGACCGGGTCAGGGGTCGGTGGGGCGGATGGCGACGGGGAGCTTGATGGGCTTGTCTTCGGCGGTGGCGAGGTCGTCGAGGATTTCCTGATAGATGGACCGTCGTCCGTCTCGGAAGGCGGCGGCGAGGGGATCGAGGGGGCTGCCGGCGGTCGGTAGGAAGGCGGGACGATCGTATCCGCAGCGGAGGCGAAGGACGTCGAGGGTGCGTTTTCCGTGGTCGCTGGAATAGGTGGCACGAACGTCGGCGAGGATTCGAGTTCGTTGCTCGGTGGCGGCGACACTACGCGCGTGATTTTCTTTCTCGGCATTGGTTGGCATGGTCAGGGGTTAGTTTTGAGCGGGAAGGGCACCCGCTGCGTTCTGGACGGCGTCGATGCCGCCAAGGTCTTTCACGGTGGCGGCAGCGGCCTGTGCCTGCTGGGCCTGCTGCGCTTGGGCGCGGCCTTCGCGGATGGAGTTAATCGCTTCCGGTGGACGGATGAAACTTTCGGGCTGTCCCTTGGTCCGCATGAGGTAGGGAATGATTTGGTCCCAATCGAATGGATCGAGGATGGACGGATCACTGGCCGCCATTGGCATGACGGTCTGGAGGATGTCGTTGAGGTTGGCCAGGTGGCTCTGCTCGAGGGCGAGGGCCATGGCGGACACAAATTCGACACCAGGATCCGCGATGTAGTTTCCGAGGTCGTCCCGCTGCACTACGTCTGGCGGCGGGGGTGGAAAAGCTCCCTGGCGGAGGAGGAGGGCGAAGGAGCGGCGGAGGATGGGAATGAGAAATTCCCGGCATAGCTGGGAAAAGATCGGGTGGAAGAGTTCCCTACTTTCGCCAAGGATGGCGCGGACTTGCTCGGCCGTGGCGTCGGAGCGAAGTTGGGAAACCGCGTTGAAGAGTGGCACAAAGTAGGAATCCTCGATGGCCTTCCGCTTTCGCTCGGCGCGGGCTTCTGCGAGGTCGATCCGGCCTTGGGTCATCCACTCCCTTGGCGGGTCGCCCATGGTGCTATCGTAGCAGGTGAGGCCCATCGCCCGGAAGTCGATGTCTCCCTTCATGTTGGACCCGTAGAGGATGCGCGGGAAGAGGGCGGTCTCGGTGGCCACGTCCATCATCTGCTCGAGGACGTTGGCCTGGGTCGCTTCCGGGAGGGCGGCGTAGCTCGGAGCCCAGCCATAGGGAGATTCTCCCCACTGCGCCCAGCGGGAGACAGGAACCGGCATCTCATCGAAGCCGGATTCGTGAAGGATCACAGATTCATTCCGGAGAATGTGAAAGGAGGCGATCGGTTTGTTTTTGCTGTCGTCCTTGCGCGGATCCCGGTCCTGACGGGGCATGACGAAGTGGACGAGCTTCTCCTTGGTGTTGGCGGTGTCCGGATCGGCGGCGCGTTTGGTGACGGCCTCAGGCACGCCATCGGGGAAGGCCTCGATGATCTGGCGCGGGGTCCATGAGTATTCCCGGACGATCGTGTCGATTTCCCCCAGGGAGTTTTCGGCGACGGAGTAGGTGCCGACTGGGAAGGAACGGAAGTGGAGACCCTGCCCGCCTTTTCCGCTGGTCACTTCCGTGGCGGCGATGCCGAAGGCTCCCCGGTCCAGGTAGTGCTGCTGGGCGATGCCGTAAAAATTCGAGGAGGCAAACTGGCCGGCGAGGATTTCGGAGCATCGATGATACCAGGCGACCGCGGCGGGTTTCTCGGCAAGGGTGGCCGGTGGGCGGAGGACAAACCAACGCGCACCCATGGGCGTCACGCGGGCGCTCTGGCCATTGGCGAGCGTTTGGTTGGAACGCATGGCCGTTCCGTCGAAGAGCTCGGCGAGCTTGCTGCGGTCCGGCGTGTTGCTGATCGTATTGATGAGGCCGCGCCGGGGGTGCACCACGTCGGCGAGTTCCTGCCAAAGAGCGTCCCAGGGGGCACGCTCGGCGGTCAGTTTCCCAGCCATTTGGAGGAGCTTTTCGGCGCGGGAGTCCTTCATCCGAGGGTGGTTTTGGTGCCGTCCGGCATGGAGGCGAGACTTCCGGGCGCAAGGAGGGTTTTGGAAAAGTCATAGCGACCTCTCTCCCTTTTCTTTGCATCGATGGCGGCCTGTGCCTGATCGGCTCCGGTGGCGGAGACTGGAGGCGGCGGAGGCGGCGGAGGCGGGGGTGCTTTGGAGGATCCCATTTCCCCGTAGGCTACCGGCTACGGGTGCGCCCGTCGTTTGAACAGGTGGCGAAGTTCCACGCGGTGGAGGCGGGAGTTTCGGCGCTGGAAGCTGGCGTGAGTCTCGATGCGGGAGAGGTAGAGAATTCCGGCGAGGGGACCGGCAGCGGCCCAGACGTGCACGGCATGGGAGGGTGGGAAGGCGATGAGCGAAAGGTGCTCTGCGTCCGGTGCTTCCCAGTCGACCGGCCGGAACATGGCGAAAGCGTCCGGAGAGGAAATCACCGTTCCATGTTGGAGGTGGAAATCCAGCGCGGTCGTCCAGGGGATGTGGGGTTCCCCGTCCCGGTGGTAGGCCTGGAAGGCGCGGAGGTAGGGGGTCATCGTCTTGATCGGGGGCCGCCAATGGTTCTTGGTTTCACCTGGGGGCTGTGGGCGGCTTCCAGCATTCCGAGGTGGCGGGCTTCTCCGAAGGTGCGGAAGGCATCGGCGGAGTGTGAGAAAAGATCGTGCTTGGGCATCTCGCGGATGGTGGTGCCGGCGGGGTTGAGGTGCTTCTGGTATCCCTCCAGGCAGGCGATGCCGCTGGGGAATTCCTCGCCGTCCTTGATGCGGGCGGTGTCGCAGTGGGTCTTGTTGAACCAGCAATGCGGGAGGACTTCGCGGGTGTGGCCAATGCCGATCCAGACGTCCGGCGTGCGCGGGACCACGCGGCAGTTGGCGAGTCCGGCTTCGATGAGGGTCTGGAGGAAGCTCTTGCCGTCGTTTGGGCTGCGCTTGTTGGCATCGTGCGGGAGGAAGTTCACCGCGATGGGGCGGCCCCATTTGGCTTCCCATCGGCGGATTTGGTCGACGTGGACGCCAGCCCCGGCGCCGTCGGTCTCGAACCAATCGAGAACGAGGAAGTGCCGGCCTACCTGCTGGATGAGCCACTTGGAGCAGTAGTCGGAGAGGCCGATGTCCCAGAAGGTGAAGAGCGGGTCGGAGAGTTCTTGGCCGAAGTCGCAGATTCGACCGGCGGCGCGGAGGTCTGCCATTTCTTTTCCGTAGATGGCATTCTCCGCCATCGCCTCGAAGGCTTCGCCGGGGGTGGAGGGGAATTCCTTTTTCATGCCGTGGCCTTGTTCCATGTGCTTGCGGTCATACCAGAAGAGTTGCGGAAGGGTGAGGGAGACTCCGATTTCGCGGTGGAGGCGTTCTCCGTATTTCAGAATCTCCGGTCGGATCGGCTGGCCGTGGTAGTCGAGGACGTAGCGCGGATCCTCATACCAGGGGAAGAAGTGGAAGCGGGAATCGATCTGGGAAAGGGTGGCGGGGTCCTGGCGCATGCAGTTCTGCAGGAGGCGGTAGTGTTCCCCCACCTTCCCACCTTCGTGGGTGCTCTCGATGTTCCGGACGTTCCCCGGCGTCATGGAGTTGAAGGCACCGTTCACGATTTCCCGGGCCTTGATGGGAGCCCAAACGGCGGTTTTCCCGAGTTCGGAAACATGGAGGCGGTTTGGGGTAGAGCCGCGCAGCGAGGTGGAGCATTGAGCGCGGGAGCCATTGGAGAATTGGAGTTTCCGGGTGGCGCGGGATTCGAGCTTGATGGCTTTCTTGATGAGGGCTCCGAGCTTGTAGGTGAGGGGGTGAATGTCTCCGTCGTCGAGGTGCTCGTAGGCGGTGACCATCATGGAGAGCTTCGATTCCGCATCCTCGATCGTGTAGTCGATGATTCCTGCCGATAGGCCGGTGGTGGTGAAGAGGAGGTCGTCGAGGTTGAGGATCTCGATCAGAGTGGAAAATCCCAGTTTCCGGGCCTTGAGGACGTGGTTGCAATACCAGAGGTGGTTGTAGAACCGGCGCTGCGCGAGATTTGGATCGAATGAGACGAGCCGCCCATCCGCATCCCGGATCGTGTAGAGATTCGAGACTCGCCAGGCACGGGAGGCCGCAGGGGTATTGCGGAGGTCGATCAATGGCTTGTTACTGTCACATCCGGTCCTCCGGCAGGACACTTTTCCCGGCTAGGGCGAGGATCGCATTGGTGAGTTCGTGGGCTGATTCGTTTTCGGGAGAGGCTGCGTCGAGTTTGTTGTCGATTTCGATGGCTTTGAGTGGGTCGTGCTTTTCGAAGCGGGTGGAGGAGGAGGATTCCGATTCGTTGGAGGCGTAGGATTTGACGAGGTCGGCGTTTTTGTCGTCCGGGTCGGCGGGGTCGATGCTGGCCAGTCCGGTGCGGACGATGCGGGCGAGAAAGCGTCGCTTCTCGAGGAGGGTGAGGACGGAGTCGTCGGCGGCTTGGGCCTGGATGCTTTGAATGTAGGCCTCCACGTCGAGACGCTTCCGCATGCGTTTTCCGGCGGAGGCGGCGTTGACGCGGTTGACTTTGTAGCCAGCGCCCAGGTAGGCATCGGTGAAGGATTTTCCCTCGAGCACCAAGTCGGCGAAACGCTGGTGGTGTGGATCTTTTGGGATGGGATGCTTAGACATGGTGGGTGGCGAGGCGTTGGGCTACGCGGCGGAGCTTTTCGCGCGCAGCGGTGGTGAGGTCGAGACAGACGAGGCTGCCGGTATAAACCCGATCGAACCAGAGAGTGCGGTTCGCCTGGTTACAAATGGCGTGGTAGCCGAGGGCGATCCGGGTGGAGAGGATGACGATGGACACCGGCTTTTCAGCATGCTGGATAGCAATCATGATGGCCCAGGCGGAGAAGCTGACGCCCTCGCTCTGGAGGGCGCTCTGGAGGGCAAGGGTGAAGTCTTCTCGGGAAAGTGCGCGCAGGGTGGCGGCAACACGCTCATTTGCCTTGCTGATGGCTTTGGCACGCATCGGTGCTAGGGCATGTTCGGGGAATAGCTCGGGCTGGGTCATGCGGATTTGAGTGAGGGTTGACGGTTGGTGGCCGTCTCGATGGCCTGCTTGAGTTGGGCGGCGGCGGAGGCAATGGTCTTGGTGGCTTCCAGTCGGAGCTTGGCAGCTTTCCGTTCCAAGGTGGTGGCCTCTGCCATCTGCCACGCGGCGAGTTCAAGGTCGTGCTGGACTTCGCGGGCGTTCATGGTTGGGAGGAGGGGGTAAAGTCGACCAGGGCGGTGCGCTCAAGGAGGCGGCGGATGATGGGGTCGGCATTCAGGGCGGAAATGCAGAGGTGGAATTCCTTGGGATGCGCGTTGGCGGAGTAGGCGATGGGGAGGCGGCGGGTTTTCCGGTGGTCGAGGATTTCGAAAAAGTGAGTCTCGAAGGCGGGCGACCATTCGTTTTTCCCGATGTCGTCGATGATGAGGAAGGGGGCGAACTTGCACGCCGACAGGTGTTGGCGGGCGAGGGCGGCGGTTTGGTGATCCGGGCTCCTGGTGTTCCGTGCCTCGGTATTCAGCCGGGTGGCGGTGGTCCAGGTGACGTTCCCTCCCGTGAGGATGATCCGGGCCGCGACAAGGGCAAGGATGCGCGTTTTGCAGTATCCTGAGGGACCGATGAGGGCAAGCCAGTCACCGCGGTTCCCGGGCCTCCAGGCGCGAATCTGGTGATACTTGGCCAAGGGGAATTCCGGGTGGTAGAGGTCGGTGCCGTCGTCGTCGAATTCCTTGGGGAGGAGTTCGGGATCGATGGTGGCGATGACCTTGGCGCGGCGCGCGGCTTTCTCCGCCTCGGCAGCGGCGGCTTCTTCCGCGGCGATCTGCTGGGCGTAGCAGCCCTCGCAAACCGGGGTGATGGTGCGGCCAAGGTCCCAACCTGCGATCATGAGGGGCTCATAGTCGTAGGGTGCGCCGCAAGTCTTGCAGTCCGTGGTGGCAAGGGTAGGGGTCATGCTATCGGGAGTTCTTGGGCTTCAGGGATGCGTCCGCCGGGGGGCTTGCGGACTTCGCCATTCCGGCCGCTGCTGCGCTTCCAGGTGGCTGGATCGTCTTTCCAGCGCTTGCCGTGGAAGAACTTGTCGGCGGCGGGGACGAAGGCGTTGTTGGCTCCGCCTGGTAGCTCGGCGACCACGGCGGCGATGGAGCGGGTGCCGGCGAGCATGGCATCGGCGTCGTCGCCGGCGCGGAGGTGCTGGGTGACGATCCGCAGTGCCTCGGTCTGGCCTTGGCGGCGGGGGTAGGCGGTGACGATTTGCTCGGCGGTGATGTCACGGCTGGTCGGCGTTCGGGAATTGGTTTTCCCCTGCACCCCTTTCCTGTCCTCTTCCTCTTCTTTATCCTCTTCCTCTTCCACAAGGGTAGTTCCTACCCTTTGGGATAGGTTATCGGATAGGGTATTGGGGTTGGCTGGATAGGGTAAGCCGTTTTTCCGAATGGAGGAGAAGACTCGGTCGTGAGGCCGGCACTTTGAGGAGAGTTCGCCATACTGGAAATCGATGAATTTGACGAGCCAAAGCTTGCCATTTTCAAGGTGCCGGATTCTGGCTCCGAAGTGCACGAGGTCCGTCTCGTCTACCGGTTCGCCGATATTGAACGAGGCGAGTTCCCAGTCGGGCGCGATGACTCCGGCGGCATCGCAGGTATCGCAGAGAAAGCGCCAGAGGCATTTGAGGCGGCAGGGGAGTTTCCGGTGCCAGGGTTTCCGGTGCCAGATGTCGGTGTCGGTGAATCGTTTCATGTGTGTAGGTGTAGGGAGAGGGGTCAGGCGTCAGTCATGTCCACCGGGGGCCAGGGCTTCTGCTCTGGTAGGAGGGCCATACGTGGCCGGGGAGCGGCATCGGTGGGCTTCCGTGTGGCGGCATAGACGAGGGAGCCGTCCATGCGGTCGGTGGTGGGTTGGAAAACGGAAAAGGAAAACGTCTCGAGGCGAACATCCGCAGCCACGATCCCTCGGGCACCGGTGCAGCGGAAATAGAGCGGTCGGCGATTGCCTTGTGGGCCGACGAACACTTCCGCCCTGGGGAGTCGGGAGATGAGTTGAAGGAAGGAAAGCCGCACCGGGTGGGCGTCTCCGCATTTCCACACGGGGGTGGGACATAACCGTCCGGTGGGGTGGCCGTGCTTGTCGATCGCCCAGGGACCAATGGGAGCGAAACGGAAGAGGTGGGCTTTGATGAGCTCAAGCGGTTGCCAGAATTCCGGAAGGTGGGCGGCGGATTCCCATGGCAGTGCATCGATCCGCCGGAGTTGACCGGCGGAAGGTTCCGGGAAATCTGAATCCAGCCACCGGCCACGATGGGCACGGAGGGCGAGGAAACCGTTGGCCGCCACGATCTCCGCACCGATCCGGACCGGCGCCGCGAGGTCATTGCCTGGCACCGGGTGACAGAAGGCCTCCAGGGTGGCCATGTCGAGAGGGTTGGGAAAGGGGGCCTTGCTCATTCACCTGCGGGTGGGTCGGGGAGTTCCATCCAGTGGGTGATGAACGAATCGATGGCTTCGTCCGTCCAGGCGTTGCTCCATTCGATGCCGTCCCAGACGGCGATGAAGTGCGTCTCCATGTCGGTGGCCAGGACACAGTGAGGACCCATGGGAAGCCATTTCCCGGCGTCGATCCATTGAAGCTGCTCAGCGTTATCAGACGGGGATTCCGTGGCCGGAACGATCAACTCAACTTCTAACCGGGGGGCCTCGGGAGTGATGTAAAGAGAGGGGGCGTGTAAGAGAATGAACGTGCTGTCATTGACCCGGAGGGCGTCGGCGATTCCGTCACGGTAGGCCTTGAAGGTGGCGGCGGCGTTGTCGTCATCCCTATCTCGGGCGGTAGGGAAGTGGAAGGTGAGGGCGTAGCGGGTGAAGGTGGGTGGCGGGTCCGGGTGGAGGAGGCTGCTGAGTCTCTGGTAGAAGGCGGAGTTTCGTCCGGCCTTGGTGATGCCAAGGGCTTTGGCGTCTTTCCGGAGGATCCGGGTGGGGACCTTGGCGACTCCTAGGGCTTTGAGGGTGGCGAAGAAAGCGGCCTCTCGGTGCCGGCGGGTGCTGCTTGCCTTTGCGATGGGGTGGCATCGGGAGTTCGGAGAAAGCTTTTTGCCTGGGAGAGGGAGCACCAAGTTCATGGGAGGTCTAGGGAGCGGAAGTTCGCGGAGGCTTTGCGGAATTGCCGCCATGAGGCGGCCACCAGTTTCCCAGTGACTATGACTACCAGGATGGCCCAGAGGCTGCGGGCGTGGATCAGGGCCACGGAGGCAAAGCCGAGGTGGATGGCGAGGACTTGGAGACCAATGGCCTTCCAATAGGCTGCGTGTGCCCGGTCCTCGGTGATCTGGCGAAGTCTCGGGCTCATGGAATCAGGCCCTTTCCGAGTTTCGGGTTGAGGAGACAGGCGACGAGGGTTTCGCCTTCCTTGGTGAGGGAGAGCCAGCGGCGAAGCTGGCGGCTTCCGATCTTGCGCGGGCGCATGGTGATCTGGAGCAAGCCTTGTTCTCCCATCCGTGTGCAGGTGCCGGTGACCGAGTCGGTCAGGACGGCATCGATTTCCTCCTGCCAGCATCCCCCGGCAGGGGCGCGGGCCACGGTGCAGAGAATCGAGTATAGCGTCAGGCGCGGAGCCTTTTGCTTTCGGAGAGCGGCCAGAAAATCCGCAAGGAAGTCGATCCGGCGTGTTGCCGGGGGAGGTCCCGCCGGCGTTTGCGGAGTAGGGGGAAGAGGATGGCAGAGAGAAGGAGAATTACGGGAAGGCATGGTTTGAAGAGTGGGTGGTGTTGGTGGCGTTTCATTCAGTGGGCGATTATCGGGAGAGTCGGCGGAGGAGCGCGGCCTTGCGGGCCATGACCCAGCGTTGTTCCGGATCCTTCCTGTCGTGGGCACGGCGTCGGCCAAGGTCTTGGGCGGCGGCGAGGAGGGTTTCCTGTGAAAGGGTGGCGATCGCCTTGTCATGGGCGATGGCCTCCGCAGATTGAAGTCGGGCGAGGTGGTCGAGTCCGGTCATG